CCTAATGTTACCCATCCAGAAGAAGTATAAATTTCTTGTGCTCCTAATGTTCCATTATAATAAAAGTCTCCAATTGATGCAGGATCTGGTCTATTTGCTGTTGTTCCTTTTGGAATGCTTGATCCACCCAATAAGTCTGATCTTTTTAATACCATTAAATTACACTCCATCCATATCCAGAACCTGTATAAACAACAGACACTACATCATAATTTATATCTATTTCTAAGTCTTGAACTGTTCCATTAATTTTGTTGCTATTTGAAGCTACTGTGATTTTATTAGTTGCCGCCGATCCAATTATATCAAATATTTGTATCTCGTCCCCATTTGAGGGGGAGGCAGGAAGAGTAAGAGTTCTTACAGAACTAGTATCTACTAAATATCTTTTATTTACCTCTAAAGTAACATTAGAGGAAACAGAAGTTGTAGTCATTTGAACAAATGAGGGTGTAGGAAGAGATGACCAAGATGTATTGGTTCCATCTGATTTTAAATATTGTCCATTTGCTGAAGATTGAACTGGCAATAAAGCATTTAGGGAATTAGTAGCAGAAGTTTGTCCTGTTCCGCCCTCTGTAATAGGAAGCGGGGTACCAAGATCAAGCCCTGACTTTACTTTAAAATCTTTATCTGCCATTAGTACACCTCCCTATTTTTTAGTAAATTACAATATAATCCAGTTTTGATTTTCCTCAGACCACTCATATGAAGACTCGGTTTGCGGTTCAGGAATTGGGGCTTCCCATTTGTGAAATTCTGTATTCCAGGACCAAGAATCAAATGGCTTAGTAACAAATAGTGCTTCTGAAGTTTCTGGAAGATAATATTCTCCATCTTCGTGAACTTTATATGAAAAACCACCAAGGTGCTCTTTAAATATATTTAGAAGTTCAGTATTGTCTTTATCTTCTTCATTTATTAAGATAGTTGTTATTGCTTTACCGTCTTTATCAAATACTGTTAAGTCTTTCATGATCCAGCACTCCATTTCAATACTACAACTGCACCGTTTCCACCAGATCCAGACTGTCTGTTATTCTGTGATGAAGCACATCCACCACCGCCACATCCTGGTCCTCCACTGCTACCACTATTTCCACCACCATCATTAAATCCATTACCAACTCCACCACCAGCGCCTCCTGCACTTAATCCAGGAAGTCCAGATCCGCCAGCACCACCTGTTCTGCCATCATTGCTAGCGCTCCAGTTTACTGCTCCACCGCCACCACCAAGATATCCAGGATATGCTGGAGAATAAATTGTTGAAGGAATAGTGTATGTTCCACCAGAACCGCCAGAGTTGGCGCCAGAATTCATGGCATTGTTACCCTTACCACCGTTTGCAGCTCCAGAACCACCCAAACCATTATTAGTATTGTTTGATCCACCAACTTGTCCACCAGTACCTCCATTAGCACTTAAAACATTACCAAACGTAGTTGCTCCACCAGTACCACCGCTAGAATTTGATCCACCGAGTTGTGAAACTCCACCAGAACCTACAGTGATAACATAATTTCCAGCAGTAGTAATTGGTGTATTTGTAAGTGCTGCAAAACCACTGCCTCCACCGCCACCGCCACCGCTTGCTCCTGGTCCACCTCCGCCACCAGCACCGATTGCTATACAATGCATAGATTCTCCAGCACCTAATGTTATTGTTGTACTAGACGTATATGCTGTTAAAGTTCCAATAGATTGCGTTGAATATGAACCAAGTGGCAAAATTGAAAAAACTACATTTGATGTGCTGGCACGAAACTGAAGTCTTGTAGCATTTGACGGAACAGACAACTGAACTGTGCCGCTTGATGTTTGTCCACTTGTTACAAAAGATCCATCAGATGCATAAAATGCTACATAAGTAATTACAGAAGTAGCACAGTTTATAAGGTATGACCCAGCAGGGGCAGTATATGAAACATATGATGGTGTTGTTTGAGCAGTATAATATCTTGGTGTTGATGATGGTATTTGAGCAACAACTGCTGTTGCTATTGTTTCCGCTGAAGGCGGTTGAAAACTTGATAAATTAATTGGCATTAAAACATTCTCCATCCATATGTTGCATCTGTATATACAAAATAAACTACTCCGCCATTAACATCTATTATAGCATTATCTGCTATTCCGTTAATTAAATTTGAATTTCTTAAAATTGTAATATTGTTTGTTGCCGCCAAATTTTTTGCATCAAATATTTGAATTTCTGCTCCAGCTGTAGGTGAAGCAGGCAAAGTTAGTGATCTTGCTGCTGTTGTATCTACCAAATATCTTGTTCCAGCAACTAATGTAATATCTGAATTAATTGAAGAATTTATAAAAGATGCTGGGCCTGTTTCTCCAATTGTACCTTGTGTTCCAGTTGTTCCTTGAGCACCAGTTGTACCTTGAGCTCCAGTAGTTCCCTGTAGGCCCGTAGAGCCCTGTGTACCAGTTGCTCCTTGTGTACCAGCGGTTCCTTGTGTACCAATGGTTCCTTGTGCACCAACAGTTGAGGCGGTGCCAACAGTCTGCCAAGCACTTCCATCCCATACTTTAATTAATTTAGCCATTAGTTACCACCCAACAATAATTGTGCTTCTTCTTCTGTGATGCCAAGTTTGGTTAGAAGCGCGGCTTTATCGGCTGCTTTACGAGTTGCTTCGGCTTGCTCTGCTAACAATTTATCTTCAATTTGTTTCGTGTCTGTTTCCCATTGTTTTAATTCGTCAGCAGACATTTCACGTTCAATTTCTAAACCTGTCGCAGCATCTAATTCTTTAACTAATAGTTCCATTAACTTACTCCATATACTGAGAATGTTCCACCTGACCAATTTGTGCCAGGAATTAAAGCAGTAACGCTAGAAATCGCACTTGAACCTATGTAAGTTCCAGTCGTCTGTGTAGTTAAAACTTCATTTCCGCTATTCATTGAATAGGCACTTCCTTCTAAATATCTTGGAGAAGTGCTTGCGTAGTTGTAGATATTAAGCACCAAGTTAAGATTTTTTCCAGCAGTAACAGACGTAAGTGTGCGAGTTCGAATTTCCAATGAAGTTGCATTTACACTATCGTTTCTAAAAAAGGCGTAACTATTTGTTGCTTCGGTTTGTCCATAAAGTGTTTTATTGTTGTAGTTAGAACCTGTATCGCCACTAAATCTTAAAGCCATTGGATAGTCGGAAGATACGCTATATGCTCTTTCGATTAAAATCATTAGATGTTTGTAAGTGCTTGGAATTGAACTTATCGTTACTGACGCACCACTTAAACTGGAACTACCAATCAAAGTCATTCCGCCACTTGAAACCGTTGTCCACTCTGGCGCAGTTGCGCCTGAATTGACTGCCAAAACTTGACCAGCCGTTCCAATGCCTAAACGTGCAGGTGTTGAACTACTTGATGAGTAGATCGTGTCACCTGTTGTGGTCATTGGGTTGGTCATACCCGCCGCTGCAGGTGTTGCCCAAGTAGGAACTCCTGCTGAAACTTTTAATATCTGGTCTGTACTTCCAATTCCGAGTCTAGCTGGGGTATTAGCAGATGATGCATATATAATATCGCCTGTAGTTGTAGTAAGTGTTTTTTGAACATATTCAGTATGTGGATTAGAAGCGGCGGAATGATTAGAAACAGCAGTAGCTACTTCAACATCTGTCCCCAAAACTGAAGATGCTGTTAATATACTTGCTAAATCTCTAACTCTAGACATTTATTCTCCTTATAACTAATATTTAATTATTTAAAAAACTAAACTATCATATACTTTAACAATTTTAGTCATCAGTTGATTCCTCTAAATCAAGAAGATATTGAGCATATTCTTCGTCATTCATCTCACGAACAATCTCTTCTTGAGTTTGGCAATTAATAATTACTACATTAGGTCTTGTCATTAGTTTGCTCCATAAAGTGCTAGTCCGCCAGCAGTACCACCGTAACCAGTCGAATTAAGAGTTAAGGTTAATGATGTTATCTCGCTAGTATTTTTCCAAGTTCCCCAGTTTTCAGTTTGATGTTCGCCTTGTGAAGAATTTATATAAGAACCATGTGACGCAATGCTCTTGTATGGAAGAGATGTATTTACGTCAAAAATATCAACCCAACCACCTGGATGTGTATAACCATTAGTTGGGCTATAGTAAGAAAGATAAAAGGCATCAGAATTAGTATATGAAGTTATTGCAAAACTACTACCGCCACTAAGAATTCCTTTTTGCATATGTGTATAACCACTGTTAGACGAATTAAATGTTACTTTAATATTGCTGCCACCTTGATATTCTCTAACTAAAAGCCTTAGATATCTGTAACCAGAAATAGAACTAAATGTGACGGTAGCACCTGTTGACGTGCTAGAGGTTATAAGTTCCCAGCTAGGTTCACCAGAAGACCAGCCTGCTGATGTTCCATCTGCTACTGAAATACCAGATGAAGGAGCAGGAAATACTGCAATACCCATATTATGATACCTCCATACCTGAAATGTGAAAGTTAACAGATGTTGCAGATGCTCCACCAGTAATAGTATTTGTAGTAGCAAGTACTTGCTTTAGATCAATATATGCCGTTGAGTTTGCTGCAATAGCTGCAGTTGTATGAATTGCAGTACCTGCTAAAGCAAGTGTGAATGTCTGAGCAGAGCCAGATGTATTAGTAACAGCAATGTTGGTTACAACTGTTGTTGTAGAAGACGGTACTGTATATAATGTTGTTGCTGTATTTGTTGTTGCTGCTCCCCTGAACAGTGCTTTTGCTGTATTTGGCATTAGTAGGCTCCCATTATATTTGCTATTTCTATATCATTAACTCTTGTAATTGTAGCATATGTTGATGCTGCAGTTGAAGATGTTAGATAAGATGATAAATCAATTGTGGCCCAAGATGAGATTGTGCCATTTGTTGTTAAATACTTGCCGCTATTCCCAGTCTGGGAAGGAACGGCAACCAAAATTGCTGAGTTAATTTCTGCTTGTGTATATGTATTTACTGAATTTAAATTAGTTACTGTTACTACTTCTACTATATCATTAACCGCCGCCCCAGATGCTAGTGTAATTGTATTTGAATTAGAAGTTGTATAGTCGGAGGTGCGAAGTAAAAGCATTCCATTAAAAAATACCTGCTCATATCCATCTATAAATGAAACGTCAGTAGTAAATACTGTTTGTGCTGCAGTAGCAGTAAATGCTTGTCTGCGAATAATATTTGTGTCAAATGCTACATCTGTAGAATCAGAGTCAATCCATACTTGTCCAGTTACTGGAGAAGTTGGTTCTGATGTTTGATAAGCTGTAGATAAAACTTGATTCCATTGTGTAGTTGTACCATTTGTTTGTAGGTAGTAATTTGTGTTATTTGTTTGAAGGGGTAGCAAGGCATTTAAAGCGTTTCCAGCAGTTGTCTGTCCTGTTCCACCCTCTGAAATTGAAAGGGTAGCAGAAGAGCTTATAACGCCAGATGAATCAGTTTTTACAATTCCCGCTGTAGATAGTGCGGGAATAACTAATCCATTCTTTACCTTAAAGTCTTTATTAGACATTAATTACCCCTTAAAGTACTACTTTGCTGAATTTAACCGTTACGTTATTTGTTGCTGCATCTGTTACAGTTACCTGCAATACTGCATTTGTTGAAGATACTGCTGCTGAAACAACTACTCCTGCAATTGTTCCACCCGTTTCTGTAATTGCAAACTCTGTCATATCTACAGATGTTCCATCTGTTTGAACAAGGACCTTAGATGTTCTTGTTTTATTATTTGTAGCCTGCTTTAATGAAACCATATATTCAATTGATGTAAATGCTGACAATGCTGTGGTATCTACAGTTTCTATTGTATTTCCAGTAACAGTGTCTGTTCCAGTTACAATTGGTACTACTAATGTTCCCCATGAAGCAGATGTTCCATCTGTTGTTAGGTACTTACCTGAATTTCCTGATTGAGAAGGAAGACTGATTGGTGCTGCCGCCCACTCAACTCCATTAGTTGCAGATGAGTTTGCTGTAAGCAAATAACCGTTTGTACCAACGGCAAGCTTGGCGGGAGTATTATCAGCTGAAGCAACTAAAATATCTCCCTTTGTGTCAAATAATGACTCATCTACCTTGCCGTCTAATTGTGTTTGAATTGCTGAAGTTACACCGTCTACATAATTTAGCTCTGTTGTAGACAAAGTTGCACCGTCAAGAATATTTAATTCTGTTGAAGTTGATGTAAGATCTACGTTTTCATTAACCTTTGGCAGAGTCAAAGTCTTATTTGTAAGAGTTTCTGCAGTATCCTTTAATAGTGTACCATTTAAATATAATGACTTTCCTGAAGCAAGATTGATATGCTCTGATGAAGTCCATGCGTCTGTGGCATCAACCCAATTGAAAGTTTTATCTGTTGCTCCCTTTAGAGTTATTCCGCCGCCATCTGCTGTAGCATCTGATGGGGTAGCTACTGATCCTAGTTCAATATTTTTATCATCAACAGATATTGTTGTTGAATTTAATGTTGTAGTAGTTCCATTAACTGTTAGGTCTCCAGAAAGCGTTAAGCTTGTTCCAGAAACGGCTCCTGTAAATGTTGCTCCAGATAATGAAGCCTTATTATCAATCTGTGTTTGAATTGCTGAAGTAACTCCATCTACATAATTTAATTCTGTTGTAGATAAAGTTGCGCCGTCTAGAATGTTTAATTCTGTAGATGTTGCTAATAGCTCTACGTTTTCATTAATTTTAGGAGATGTGAGAGTCTTGTTTGTTAAAGTATCTGTTGTTGCTTTTCCAACAAGTGTGTCTGTTGCATCTGGTAATGTTACTGTACGATCTTCTGTAGGCTCTCCTGCTACAAGTGTAGTCTCATATGAATCTGCAACTGCGCCTTCAAATACGATGCTTGCATCAGATAAATATAATCCAGAAATTGTTGGGCTTGTTAAGGTCTTATTTGTTAGTGTATTTGTTGAATCTGCCAATACTACTGTACCAGTAGCATCTGGGAATGTAATTGTTCTATCTGCTGTTGGATCTGTAAATACTACAGTTGTTTCATTTGTATTATCTGTTGTACCCTCTACAATGAATCCTGGACCTAGAATTAATGCATTTCCAGAATTATCCATTTGGACAAGTCCGCCTTTTACGTTAATATCTTCTGATAGTACATAATCTCCAAGAGCTGATGTAAGACCTGCTGGGGTTACGTTTACATAGGATGAAATACTATTCCATGCTGTTCCAACAGTTGGGGCATTTACTGCAGGACCAAGCTTAAATTTACCTGTATCTATTTCAATACCCATTTCACCTGGATATAGTAGTGGATTATTTGTTGTCCAGTTACTTGCGGTGTCTCTTCTTAATTGAATTCTAATTGCCATTTTATGCTGTTCCCCCATCTATTGAATCATTAAATACTGTTGTTGCTCCCCCGCCATTTATTGAAACTACATAATCAGTATTTTCTGCGTAATTTCCATAATCAACGGTTCTAATTCCTCCATCTGTGTAGTGTGTATGGTCCAAAATTGCTTTTGGACCAGCCACATCATACCAAATTTCTCCGTTATACGCCTTAATAGTTCTTTCTTCTGTATTATAATACATTTGTCCAGTTATTGGATTAGATGGCGCTGTTGCCATATTAACCAATACTATCGGAGTTAAGAACTTTTTGGCCATGTTTATGCCTGTACTACTACTCTGTATGTTTCTCCTGAAACAGGAGCTACTGCAAATCCGATAGTTACTGCAGTTGTTGTAATTCTTGTAATATCTGTCTCAACTTTAGCACCTGTACTTACTTCATACACAGAAACTTGAATATCTAATGTATCAAGACCGTGTGTGATTGCAAATTCTGTTGCGCTAAATGGATTTGTTGGTGTGATAGTAGTTGCATACTTGCGTACTACAACTGCTGTATTAATTGCTACATCATCAGCATTTACTGTAATACCTGTTCCAGCGCCAACATTAAATGTTGTTCCAGATTGTGTAAGACCAGAACCTGCTGTAAATGCTCCAGCTCCTGAGAACTGTGTAAATGTTAATGCTGTTGTGCCTAATGTTATTGCATCATCTGTTGTAAGAACCCAGCCTGTGTTTCCATTTACTGTACCTTCTGATACAAATGTAAACATTCCTGCTGTAACTTCTGCACTTATATTTGCATCTTCTGCACGATCTGGTGCTCCAGATTCCTTTACAACGTAGATACCATTTTCAGAAGCAGTTGCTTGATTCTTAACAAGCACACGGTTACCAGTAACAAGAGTTACTCCGTCAAGAGTATCCCCATTTTCAAGTGCTGAAGCTAATGTTACTGATTCAGTAGTTGCTACACGAACTGATGCCTTAACATCTAATCCACTTGCAGTTGCATCTACATAAGCCTTTGTTGCAATTGTTGTTGTATCAACTGTTAGTTCGCCGCCACCTGAAAGTGATAGACCTGAACCAACGCTTAGGATTCCAGCGTTAGAGCCTTGTGTTCCTTGAGCACCAACAGTTCCTTGGGCTCCAGTGGTTCCTTGTGTACCTTCAGTTCCCTGAGTACCAACAGTACCTTGTGTACCATCAGTTCCTTGAGTTCCTTGTGAACCTACTGTACCCTGAACGCCTGTCTCTCCTTGAGTACCTTGCGCTCCAAGTGTTCCTTGAACACCTTGAGTGCCTTGTGCTCCAGTGGTTCCTTGTGTACCTTCAGTTCCTTGAGTTCCTTGTGTACCTTCAGCACCCTGGGCGCCTAAAGTTCCCTGAGTTCCTTGTGTACCTTCAGTTCCTTGAACACCCTGAGCTCCAAGAGTACCTTGTGTACCTTGGGCACCAACGTCACCAGTTCGGGCAAAAGTTAGTAGGACATCGTCTTCGTCTGTGAATGAACCAGAACCAGAAAGGTATGTAATATCAATGTCAAAGTAAGTAGCATTATCAACCATTGAGTTGATTGCGTACATAGCAAACACTGAACTGTTTGACTTAAGCGAAATCTTTACATGACCCTTAATTGTTGATGTAGAATCATCAATTGTTTGTAGGTATTGATGTATGTCTGTTGATGCAGAGTTGATATCATCAATTGCAAGATGTGTTGCAGAAGATGGGGCAGCGTTAAGGCGAATGTATGTATTGCCTGGGTCTGCCATGGTTGTAGAATCATCGTAGTTGTACTCAAATGTAACACCACCGAATGAACCTTCAAGACCTTGTGCGCCTTGTGTACCATCTGTTCCTTGGGTTCCCTGTGCACCAGTAGTTCCTTGAGCACCTAGAGTGCCTTGTGTACCTTGTGCACCTTCTGTACCCTGTGTACCTTGAGAACCAACAGTTCCCTGTGTACCTTGAGAACCAACGGATCCTTGAACTCCTTGTGTACCATCTGTACCCTGAGTTCCTTGTGAACCAACTGAACCTTGTGTACCCTCTGTTCCTTGTGAACCTACTGTACCTTGGGCACCAAGGGTTCCCTGAGTACCCTGCGTTCCTTCGGTTCCTTGAACGCCCTGAGCTCCAAGAGTACCTTGAGTTCCTTGTGCGCCAACATCACCTGTACGAGCAAATGTAAATAGTACTGCTTCTCCATCGGTAAATGTTCCATTGCCAGATACGTAAGCAACGTCTACGTCAAACCAATTTGGTGCTGAGTCTGTAAGACCAGAAATTGTGTAGAGTGCGAAGACAGATGCATCAAACTTCTTGGATACTTTTACGTGACCCTTGATAGTTGATGTTGAGTCATCAATTGTTTGTAAAAAGTTAGAAATGTCGTAGTTGCCATCGGATGGATTATCATCTAGTGCGATGTGTGTAACTAAAGTTAAATTTGCATTATTTAGACGAGCATTATTATCGCCTGGGTCTGACATTGTTGTGTTATTAGAATAATTGTATCCAACTGTAATACCGCCGAATGAACCTTCAGCTCCTTGAGTACCTTGAATTCCATCAAGACCTTGTGCGCCCTGTGTACCTTGAGTACCTTGCGCTCCTAATGTTCCTTGTGTGCCTTGTGAACCTTCTGTTCCCTGTGTGCCCTGTGAACCAACTGTACCTTGTACTCCGTTAGAACCATCTAAACCTTGAGCACCAGCTGTTCCCTGAGAACCAACAGTTCCTTGTGCGCCTTCTGCACCTTGTGCACCAACTGTACCTTGTGTTCCGTTAGAGCCATCTAAGCCTTGAGCACCATCAGTTCCCTGAGAACCAACAGTTCCCTGTGAACCGACTGCACCTTGTGCGCCGACTGTACCTTGTGCGCCTACTGTACCTTGTGCGCCTTCTGTACCTTGTGCGCCAAGAGTGCCTTGTGTACCTTGTGCGCCTGTGCTAGTGTTTATCCATGCACTACCGTTCCATGAACGTAAATATCCAAGTACTGTATCAAAATAGATTTGACCAACAACTGGTGATGCTGGTGCTGTTGATAAATTTTGAATTCTGGCATTCTGTAACTCATTTTTATTGAGGTCAATGCCTACTACAAATTTTCTTGCCATTTTTTTTTCTCCTTATGACAGGTAAGCTGTCCCTCCGAATGGTTGAGCCATCGTAAGTGTTATTTGGTTAAGACTATTATAGTCTATTCCTGTTTCTAATATATTTCCTGCACTATCCTTAATTGTTACATTAGGATAGAAACCTAAATTGTGTGCTATTACCTTTGAATAAACTTCACTTACTGGGCCTGTTACGGACCCAATTTCCCATGTTACTGTGTGTGCGTAATTTCCAGCAGCTGCTGCACCCAAAGTAACTGTCTGTGCGCCGACCCATGTTGAATCTGATAGCTTTGGGCCATAAAATATTTTTGATACTGTGTCGTAGTAATAATCGTCTTGTAGTCCAAGGTTGTTTGCTGGTGCCCCAGATCCATTTAATATTGTTTTTCCTCTTGCACCTTGTGGGCCAGGGACTGTTACTGTAACTTGATTTCTAGATGATAAAGATGTTACTATGTTTGTCATTATATTGTCACCGACCTTGATAACGTCATAAATCCTTCAAGTATTTTAACCTTATTGGTATTGGAATCAGTAAGCATAATGTCGTATGAGGATTTTGGAAAAAACAATTTATTTGTTTGGGTAGGTGTCATTCTAATTGTGAGCTGGCCGTTGGTAGGATCAATCGTTATTCCGCCACTTGGTGAAGTTAATGTAAAAGCTAACTTGCTTCCACCTTTTGCATCACGAACCTGCATTTTAGCAGAGGCTCCAGTAAGATCTATGGCTTCGCCTTCTGGATCTTTGTATTCAACGATAAATGAGAAAGTAGCATTTTGATCTACTTCCCAATTTTTTTGTCCTGCCATTTACTAGTACTCCTAAATAGGAAAACTCCTATGCTTATTTTAGCATAGGAGCAATCCTAATCGTGTTTAATTACTTTGTTGACTTAAAGCCAAATTCTTTGTTACTTGGGCTAAGAGCCTTTAAAATTACTGGAGCAACGGCGGCAACGCCACCCATTAGCAAATCTCTTGGATTTGTATTTCCAGTCATGTACAAAGCAATTGCTGCTGAAAGAAATGCTCGTGCATATGTTCCTAGCGCTGCTAAAATTTCCTCTGTCATTGTAACCTTTCCGTCCTTATTTAGATCTCTGTTCATTTGATCATCTCCAATTTTGGGCGTTGTGCCCAGAATTTTGAGGGCATCTCCCCCAATACTATTATTCTACCATTAAGCTGAAATATCTACAATCTCACAATTTCCATCAGAGGTGCAAGCTAGGGTCTGTGTTCCACTAGTTCCATCCTCTGTCTCATAGAAAGACAAATCTTCCCAACGAATGCTTTTGGGCATTTTGCCAAGCAGGTCTAGGTACTCTTCTTTTGTAACTTCCTGGTATGGAGCCTGCTTATAACTGTGATCTGAATGAGGCAGGAATGAAATACCTGATACTTCATCAAAATGCTTATATACCCAAGCACCTACTTCCATCCACTCATCTTCTTTTACTGAAACAGTAATAGATGGCTTATGTTCACACCATGCACGCTGATATACAAGCCAAATATTTAAATGTTCGATAGCTGTTAAATCATTTCTAACAATTGCACCTTCTGGTGCTTTTACTGGAAATGAAAATACGTATGTATCGTTTGGCTTCATTACATCATCTTCTACTGGAATTCCGACTTCCTTTAAAAATGTAGAAATGGGATCTCCCTTTGAACCACGGACTGTTCTAATATAATATGGAGAATGCCAAGCATGCATACCAGAGGAAACTCCTACTAACTGAGACACTGTTCCAGATGGTTTTACGCATGTAATAGCTGCAGATTCTTGAATGCCAATCTTGTCTGCTTCATCTTTGTTTTTTTGTCTTGCTGTTTCTCTGAGTGTCATTAGAAATGCTTCTAGTGAAACTAAGTCATCTTTTCCTGACATAAATTTATGCCCAAATTGTCCAGTTAAAGACACGCCAAGTAGTCGTTCTTCCTCTGTGTTATCTTTCCAAATTTTACGAAGATACTTAAAGTCTGTAAGAGTTGATTGCCATGTTCCAAGAATAGTGGCTAATTCTACTTTACGTTGAATATCTTTCTTTGTATCGTTTTCACGTAATACGACTTCTGAAAGATTACAAAACTGATAAGGACGGAGAATAATTTCCGAACATGGGTTTGTTCCATAGTGTATGTCTGCATCTCTTCTTCCAAATTTTGCAGCTTGTGCTTGTGCAGCTGCAACGTTGTAAATACCACGCTCTCCTGATTTTGAATCATATAGCGACTTCCATTCTGCAATAAATTGCTCCATATCTGGCTTACGAGAATAAGCAACAGAGTTGTTTGAAAGAGCACGTTGAGAATTATTCTCCCACCAGTTTCCTGACTTTGCTTGTGCCATTTCGATATCATTAATATTTGAAAGAGAAATCATAGCTGATCTACGAACTCCGCCAACAACAACAATCTCGCCGATCTTGCACATAATGTCATGTGCCTCAATTGGCTTAAGTTGGCGTCCTGATGCTGACTTAAACTTTGCAATTGTAAAATCAAAAAGATTGATTAGAGGTTGTGGTCCAGATGAGCGTCCACCCATTGTCTTAAGACGAGCACCAGCTGGACGAAGTTTGCTTACATCAACTGCTGGAATCTGTCCTGACCAAAGTAAAGCAAGTAACTCACGATATGCTTTTGCCCAACCTTGCTTTGAGTCTTCAACTGTAATTACTGTAGATGACTTTTCAAATGATTCTGGGACGGCAGGAAGTTTATTAACGTACTTGTATTCAACAGAAAATCCAACACCTGTTCCACACATAAGAATATACATAGTCTCATCAAATGATCTTGGTGAGTCAACTGGGACAAATGAGCAGTTGTAGCCTGCTACATGATCTCTATCTAATGCTGCACCAGCAGTCATTACAGATCTCATTGACGGCATTACGTTTCTGTTAAAAACTGCATCTTTAACTTCTTCTACAATTTTTTTATCTGGAACATAGTTGTGCTCTTTTAAAAGGTGGCCCATCATAAAATCAAAATATCGATCTACTGTTTCTCCCCATGTTTCTCTACGATTTTCTTCAGGCATCCATCTTGCATAGCGAGATAATGCAATAAAGTTTTCATATGGGTTTTCGATAGTTCTTGACATTTTTTGGTTACACCTTTTCTTCCGCCTTACGGATTGATTAAATTTGAATGAGGTCTAAGTGTATCAAACTTTATTTTAGTGGGGAAGGGGTTAAGAAAATTTTTTAAAGATATGATCAAAAGCCTTATTAGTCAACTGATCCCAATTATATTCTTCATGAATCTTGGTTGACTGAGCATAATAATAACCAGAGTATGCTTTAAAGTTTAAAGATACATCTCTCATAAGTTGAGCTAGATGTCTTTGGTTTGGCTCAAAAACTTTTCCATCATGAAATGGCCATGGTGAATCAACAAGATCTGATTTTAATTTGAGGGGACCGATATAGTTATCATAATGAGCCCAATCATAAGTTGAAATAACTGGCATACCTGTAGCAAGTGCTTGTAGTGGAATAAATCCAAAACCTTCTCCATAAGTTGGATAAATTAAAACATCATGTTCGTGATACAGATTAACCAATTGCTCTTCGCTATATTTTTCTGTAATTATATTAATATTATTATATATAGCATCTGGTAAACCAACTATATTCTTATCTATAAAGTTATTATAAATTCTAGTAGTATTATGTTCATATGCTTTTATAGTTAAAGAATACTTATGATTGTTTCCATAAAGAGATGTAAATGTATCAACTACCATTTGTCCTGCTTTTCTTGGAGCAGGCTCTCCAATATGCAAAAACTTTATTACGCCATCATCTTTTCTTTTTCTAGGAGACCATATAGGATCAATTCCATGCGGATAAACTTTTACATTTGTTATTCCATTTTTTTCAAAAACTTCTTTACACCAATTAGATGTTGTCCACACCTCATCACATTCCGCCATAACTGGTTGCCACTGTTTTGGAATTTCTGTTGATTCCCATGGAGTATAACTAATTTGATATTGATTTTTATTAAGTTGAAAATAAACTGGTTGAGAAAAATTTAATTGTACAGGAGCATTGGGATTATTAATTTCTACATTATGTCCTAATCTTCTTAAGGATTCCATGATTTTAAAACTTGCATGACCATAGCCATTAAGTATTTTAAGATTAGGTGACGGGGTTGAGAAAGATATATTCACAATAATTCCTAGTTGACTGACTTGACAGTAACTTACTGACAATGTTAAGATTATAGTTCGTTATCTCTAAAGGAGGAAATGCCAATGGAGAATATAAAACAAAAGCTGAGCGATTTTGCTCACAGTACGACTGTAATAGTAATGATAACATTGTTTCTATTTACAAACAATACCGTGATCCCCGCTCAAGCTTTGAAAATAGAAATACCAAAGACAGAAGTACAACTTAAGCAAGAAACCTTAGAGAAGTACAGCAATACTGTTTACAAGCCTTCGGAAATGCTTTCAGACATTGAATTGAAAGAACTACTGGCAGCAGTAGGTTTTGAAGGAAAAGCCCTTAGAACGGCTTGGGCCATTGCAAAGACGGAGTCCAACGGACGCCCCCTAGCATATAATGGCAACAGGAATACTGGAGACAGTTCCTATGGAATTTTTCAGATCAACATGTTGGGAAACCTTGGTGTTGCTCGTAAAGAAAAATTTGACCTGAGATCAAATGTACTATTATTTGATCCAGTAATAAACGCAGAGATAACGTACTATATGACCAAGGGCGGTATAAATTGGTCAGCTTGGAAGGGTTTAACCCCAAGAGCAAAGGAATTTTATTCGAAATTCCCAACTACTCAGAAGTAGGAGAAAATGCGTAAGATACAGTATGTATCTAAATACATAGCACTTTCTGAAGAAGGCCTTGTACCTAGATTGGCATGTCCACTAGATCAAGGCTTTCTTCTTCCTAATCAAAACGATCAGGATGAAGTATACTTATATTGCCTTTCCTGTCAATACAAAAAATTTATAGGATTTGGTTTTTACGATGAAATTATTAAAGCGGTAAAGAAAGCTGATAAAAATGTCATGTGAAAAAGATTGTCAGTGTAATAGCACCCCAATTATTCCTATTGATAATATGGGGCGGGAAAAATTTTGGGAAGACCTAGGTAGACCAGATGGAAAATGAACAAAGATCCTCAGATTTAGAAGACAACCTACCAATGGTCAACTATATTATGCTTCATCGCATATATGACCTACTAACAATTATTGCAAACAAACTAGTTGGACCAGAGGATACATCTAAGATGGTTTCATATCATGAGGAAGGGTACCTTCTTGGACCTGCCCCATCATACTCTGCTCCAGATGAAGAAACTTTATTCTAAAAACAGTTGACTTAGAATAAAAGCTATTTTACAATTGAATTGTGCGTAGTTGTAGCATCCCACATGTTCCTACGTACATATATCGCAAGATATGAGAACCCAATCGGATCCGCCTCTGGTTGGGTTTCTTGCTTTATATACATAAAATATAGGACAATACGGTCATATAGTGCAATTAGTGCGAAAAAAGTGCTTCGGCGAGAGAAGAACCCATTTTTATCTTTACAACATTTGCTAGAATATGGCATAAAAATGCCCTGAGAGGGTTTTAAAGCCCTAACAAGGTTATTTGGTGGTATCCACCTATCCTACCCTTAAAAGGGCGGGAGATAAAAAGTTATCCCTTTTCACCATTATATAAAGCAACATAATTAACAAGATTAACTGTTCTATTTGTACCATAGCCACCAGATTTTTCTAATTGGTCCAAAGCTGTTGGTTTATCCTTAGCAAGGGATTGTACTAACATTTCGACTTTATATGTGTAACAAGAGGAATTTTCTGTTGTTCCCACTTTTTTTGTAGCCATTGTATTACTTCCCTATTATTCTAGTTGACTAGGATTTTAGTCTTATATAATGTTAATATAATATTATTTTTAATGTTTCATCTGGAAATTAGATTTTTAGCAAACCCCCCCTACCCCCCTTTTTTTAACTTAAAGGAAAGTAGAGAAAGTTCACAAAGATCATATGCAATACATCTGGCATATTGAGTTCTTAGTGTAACCCCCGAAACCTTTCCAATTGTAACATGGGACATTTTTGTAGGTCAAGCTTTTTTAGATTTTACAAAATGTTAATAGGATTTTATCTTGTATGATACATACATTAGAAATGTCCGTTTTGTCTGTATAGTGCTCCCATAAATGGCTATTTGTGACCCTTATCACATACCTTTTTTTAGAAATGTCCTTAATGTCCGAATTTGGACTTGCAATTTGTCAGTGCCTTAGTATAGTCTTAATACATAAGGTTAAGAAAGGTTCTTAACAGAAAGGAGTTAGATAAATGACTAACTCAATTTTTGCGAAAGTTGCTAAATCAAGCGACTTTCCTGCAGGTTTAATGAATACCTGCCAATGCGGACAGGTTGTTTTAGCCCCCGCTACAATTCACGACATTTGCCTACCAAATGGCACTTGCCTACATACCGCTTGCGGTAGAGACATTTGGGGAAACCCAATCGCCTAACGGCGTGTCTCCCCAATTTGTCACCGCTATCCGCTACAATTCCTACTATAACTACTAACGAAAGGTCATAACAAATGACACTAGATGAATACAGAGAATACCAGCAAGCCCAGTACGCTAAACAGCGTGAGGCTAATAAGGCTAAGATAAATGCTATGTTCTCTACTACTAACCGCCCTCTAACTAATGACTACCTACTAGCGAAAGAAGAAAACTAATGACTATCACTTACTCAATTTGGCAAGGCTCTAAACTAATCTCTGTGAACAATGTTGCACATGAGGTCAAGGCTATTGACCACCTAATCAATTCACTAAACGATAGCGAACTAGGCAAGGGTAAGAAATTTACCGCTAATGTAATGGACATCAAGGTAGGAGAATAATAAATGACTAAATGGGATACTATACAAGCAGATGTTGCAGACCAATACGCACACCTAGATGAGGAGGAGGCACTTATGGAGTGGCTAGGAGAAGAAGAAGATGTTTTTGGTTTTGCTAAGGCTATTGAGATTGACCACTTAACAGATGAACAATTAGATGAGGTCTTTAACATGTTTGGAGATAAGTAATGAGCATAAGCGGATTAGTATTTAGAATAAATGACTATGGCATGGAGTTAGATAGTTTCTTAGGGGCTATCTATCTACCATGGCACACTATTGCCACCGCCGTTTTTATTACTGTTGCTTATAAGATCTACAAGGTAAGGAGAGATAAATGGTAGTAATACTATGCGCCATGGTAGGTTTTGGTGTGGCGTATCTCATAGCTAACTAACGGCGTGTCTCCTTGACAATTCAGGGAGACCGCCCCTATCTTTTGTGGGCGTTATCCACAGGGGTGATTAAGAGGGTGTGGATAAACACCCTGGATTTTGTGAGCAACATCACATCAAATAGATTAGGTTTTGTCGGTGCGTTGTGATAGTCTTGCCTTAATAAATCAACGAAAGGAAAACTTCATGTGCGCTTCATGCTACGCTATTGAAAACGGAATAACTTGTTATTCTATTAAACCATCTGACCTATGCGATACTCATTACTTTGAGTGGCAACAAGAAAAAATGTATTGGGAATTAGACCGCTCAACGGAAGGACTTTACATATGAGCACTTTTGTATCTGTAAACTCTGTATGTGGTGCAGTAACCACCACAATCGATATGTATGATTTAGAATTAAATCCGCATGGTGTTATCTGTTGCGATAATTGTCAAAGCATTGTGTTATGCCGTGAGGCGTGGAATTTTTTATACAAGGGGGTAAAGTAATGAATACAGATCTGTTAAAAGATGTCGCATCTATTGCAAAAGAAAAGCATGGCGATAATTGGCTTGCTTATCTTTGGGGCGCATCTCAAGTTTTGCTTAACGAAAAAGATTTGCAAATAATTTTAGAAACTTTGCAAGATAATTAAATAAAGGCGGCGTGTCGACTTGACAAAGTCGGCAGCTGCCCCCAAAGATGAGGGGGCTGTGGATAACTTACGTGTAAATGTGGAAAACCCCTGAAAAATTGTGGATAACTTGTGTACGACACGCCCGAGATCTTGTGAGATTTATCACACGGCTTGAGCGTCTCAATATTTGGAATTACTGGCTAGTAATTAGTTTATGTCAGTGGCTTTTGGTACAATACTCTTATCAACAAACGAAAGGCGGACACCATGTCAGCAAATGTCTATACAATCGAAAGCCTACTTGTAGGAAAAACCTATCGCTCAAAGTCTTTAACTGGAGAAATCATTGACGCAGAAAAGTCTGATGATGTCTGGTATGCAGATTGCGATACTTATAAAGTACAGGTTCGTCCTCACTATTCAGCACCGCTAAACCTCAAAGATACTTATCGTTATTTGGCAGTAAAGATTTAACGGGTATCGAAACAGGGGCAGTTTAGGGGAAGTCCTCGCCCAATGTCGTAAGTAAGAATCCTCACACAATTTGTCAGTGCTAACTGATACAATAACTTAAACAAACAAACAAACGAAAGGAAAACTATAAATGGGAAACTTCTTAGATGTATTAGATGAGGGAACTATCTCCGTCATTGTGTGTGATGATTGCATGGGTTTTGGTGCAATTTTTTGGGGAGATGAAAACTCCTATGATGTCGAGCCATGCGATTGCGTAACTAACGAAATTGGAGATTACTAAGATGTATAAGATTACTTTATCCTATGACGGAAATTCTGTTCGCTGGAGTGGCGACTATGATGATGCATTGGAAGCATTTACCGCATTTGCTAAATTTACTGATGTTGGATTTGCTAACGAATACTCAACGATTAATCTATCAATGCCGACAGGCAAAATGTACACAAAAGTAATTGACCGCATGGGAAAGGTAACAATTAAATGATGACTCGTAAAGACTATGTAGCAACCGCAGAAATTCTAAAGTATGGAAGCGACAAAATGCATCCTGCTTTATTCTCAAAAATTGTTGGAGATTTTGCGGAAATGTTCGCAAAAGATAATCCACGATTTGATGTAACACGATTTCACGAAGCAAGCAATTACAAAGTAAAGGTGGTTTACTAAAATGGGAAATACATTTGCAGCGGATCTAGTAAGCATGGATTTATCTTTATCTGATTCTATTAGAATTCATTTAACTAGTAATCACTATCCACCCGTCCCGTCTTCCATGGTACAACCTTGCATTGATGCGATTGATGCGATTAATGATGAGCAAGGTGAAACACTAATTGAATTACCCGATGGCGTATTTTGGCGAGGTGAAACTCATGCGCCTGCTTATGCAATTGCAGAAGCACACCATTTACACAATTGGTTAAATCATTCTTGGGATTGCGATTGTTATGATTGCATCGCTGAAGAGTAAAGTCCAACGCATTCAGGAATTGCGTCGCAGTAATGCGGCGCAACCTGTTCGCAATAAAAAAAAGTACAAACGTAAACAAAAATACAAAAAGGATTTAAATAATGATTGATCTGATTGGTATAATAATTACTGCAATACTTATTCTAGGAATGCTATCCCCAATATATGTTGTTTATAAAATTTGGAATAGTTGACAAAACTTTAAAGCTGCCCCCGAAGTCGTGGGGGCATAACTTGTCTTACGTCAAGTTATAAAATATCCCTGAAATTGTGAGATTAATCACAAAATAAATTAAATAAACATTGGGCGTGTTGCACAATTTGTCAGTGGACCATGCTACAATTCCACTATCAACCAAACGAAAGGTAATAAATAAATGGTAGCAATCGAACACACACTTAAATTCGTCACAGAAGTAGACGAAACAAATCCAACAGGTGCCCGTCTTTTACAATTAGATAAGCAATCACAAATTCTAATGCTAGAGTCTGCACTTCGTGAATTTGTAATTCCAGCGGTCCTTCCAGTATTGGAAAACATCAACAAAGGCGGTTCATGGGCTATCGTAAAGGTGGCAGAATAAATGGACAATCTTTATTCTATCTTATCCGAAAGACACCCAGATGGAGACTTTAATGAAATGGATTTATGGGAGGCTATCGCAGACTCAGAAGGCTTGGAGCTGAACGAAATTATGGACGGCGACCTAACAGAATACTTGTGATACTTATCACACCATAAAGGTCTTGATAAATGTCAGACCCTAATGCTACAATAACACCCTAAACAGAAAGGAAGCAAAATGACAGTAAATGGATACACTTACAAGGTTGGCGATTTATTCACCACTCTTAAGTCAAAGAAAACTGGAGTAATCAAGGAGATTATTCCTAACGCATCTGGCTCGGTGCGTGTCTTGCTAGAAATGCCAACAAAGGAAACTCGTTGGACAACAGTTAGCAACGAAGCCCTAGTATAAGGAAATGCGGAAGGGTCGCAGAAATGTCAGACCCTTCCGCTACAATACAACTAAACCAACCAACCAACGAAAGAGGAAACAAATGGCTAGAGGAAAAGCAATCTCAGTTAAAATCGCAACACCAAAAGTAATCAAGGCACTAGAGGCAAAGTTAGTAGAACTTAATGCCAACTATGCTAATCAAGAAACAAACGAAGCAAAGTATAAGAAGGCTATGGAAAAGTGGCAGAAGGAAATTACTGCTTATGCCGTTTCTAACATCAAGAAAGCAGAAAACTTCCGTACTAACTATCGTTCTTGGAATAACACTCTCAACATTGACTTTGATTTGACAGTTACACAATCAGAACTGCCAGCAGAGCCTGAGCGTGACTTTGAGCAGATGGGTCGTCACACATACCTAGAGCAAAAGCAAGAAATCGAAAACGCAATTCGTATTCTCAAGATGACAGATGAGGAAGTAGTAAATACTTCCACATACAATGCGGTTGCTCGTTATCTATAATTACCAATAGGTAAATGTCCTGAGCATGACAACTAAAACTGCTCACACCTTCGGGTGTCCCTACTAACAAAGGAAATAAAATGCGTAATCGTTTTAGAATAGAAATCTATGACGCAAACAAAGCAAATGATTTAACAATCTATTCTGAACAGGGTGTAGATAAAGAATACTTAACTGAATTAGTATTCTCTAACATTCGCCGCTTTAATGGCAAAGTAAATGCATACGTTGTTGATACGTTAAAGAAAAAGAAAACAACTGCAATGTTTCTTGATGAGGAAATTGCAAAGAAGTATCAAACAGTATAAAGCTTGGGGCGGGATCTTGTCCCGCCCCACCTTCCCTGCCCTCATAGTTGCGGGGTTATCCACAGGCTTACGGAAGTTATCCACAACACCCTGAAAAATTGTGAGATTCATCACAACAAATTTGTCGACAAATGACTAACTAATCTAGACAATGTCAGTGCCACATGTTATACTCAATCTAACAAACCAACCGAAAGGAAATAAACATGGCTCATAATCTAGAAATGGAAAATGGCGAAGTTGCATTTGCGCTTCGTGGAAAACCTGCATGGCATAATCTTGCCAATCGCATCTTCACACAAGATGAAGAAGTAACTACACAAACAATGCTTGAAGAAGCAAAGTTGTCTAATTGGAATGTTCGTCTATCTCCAATCACTGAGCACATTCCAGAATCTTGGAATGATGTTTCTACTGCATCTCTTGTCATTCGTGATAACCCATTTAATGGCGGTACTGATGTGCTTGCTACTGTTGGTAAGCGTTACAAGCCTGTGCAGAATGAGGAATTGTTTGCATTCGCTGATGCAATTCACGATGCAAATGCTGATTGCCGTTGGGAATCTGCTGGTTCTTTGCGTAGCGGTAAAGTTGTATTTGGTACTGTGGACATTCCCCGCACAATGGTGCTTGATCCACAAGGCGCAAATGATGAAACAAAGTTGTATCTAATTGTGTGGACATCTCACGACGGGTCTGTTGCTGTTCAGGCTGCTGTTACTCCTGTTCGTGTTGTATGCCAAAACACTCTTAACCTTGCAATGAAGAATGCAAAGCAATCTTTCAAGATTCGTCATACACAATCTGTTGAAGGTCGCATTCAGGTTGCCCGTGAAACTCTTGGTCTTGCTCTTGGATACTTTGATGAATTTGAGAAGGAAGCACAAGCAATGTTCAATCAATCAATTACTGATGCTGAATTTTCAAAGTTAATTCAGACAATCTACCCAAAGCCTGAAAAGGATTCTAAGGGTGCATTGAAGAAGTGGGAAAACAAAGTTGTGTTGCTTGATGATTTGTATCATAACTCACCAACCAATGCTAATGTTAAAGGCACAAAGTGGGGTGCATTTAATGCGCTTACTGAACGCCTAGATTACTATCGCACATCTCGTGGCAATTCAGAATCACTAATGGCTGGTGCATCTGGATTTGACCCTGTTCTAACTGCTGAGAAAAACAAAATCAAGAAATTGGTTTCTGCTTTCTAAATAAATAAAATCCTGAGCATGATTTAAAACTGCTCCACATTGTGCCGTTAGCTCAGTTGGTTAGAGCCCCGAACTCATAATTCGGTCGTCGTAGGTTCAAGTCCTACACGGCACACTTGACAATTGCAGGTGAATGCCCCCATATTTGAAGGCAGCAGGATCTTGTTACGACCAATATAAAAAAAGCCCTGAAAATCTGTTGACATTTGTCAGTGGCTACCCCTATAATAATGCCATCAACCAACGAAAGGAACAATATGCCAAACTGGGTATATAACGGATTAACTGTAGAAGGTAATCCTGATTCTGTAAAGAAAATGATGGCTCAACTAAATAAGCCATTTACGCAACTACATGATTCATGGGATGTAAGCAAGAATACATTCATGAAGAAGAATACTCTATATGCAGAGCCTATCTTTGCATTTCATAATATCTATAATTATATAGATGCAGGAATTACTGAAGAGGAATATCTTTCTCAGCCTGACCATTCCCTCCCAATTCAAGAAGCAATGAAGTGTCTTACTAATGATTGGTATAACTTTAATATCCGTGAGTGGGGAACCAAGTGGGATGTAGCCGTATCTGTAGGTGACAAGTATCCTGATACTACAGTTGAAGATACTGCTAATGGTGATAACCATGTCGTTCATTATAACTTTAACACCGCTTGGTCTCGCCCAATGGGTGCATTAACTAAACTATCTGCACAATACCCTGACCTACTATTTACTTTATCATATGAGGAAGAGACTGGCTGGGGCGGAGAAATGGAAATCCTTCGTGGCGTAGTTATATCAGAATCAGAATATGACAACATCTGCCGTGAATGTGATGAGACTGATTGTGTACTCTTTGATGGAGAAAGAGGTGTAGAGGTATGCACCAAATGTGGGTATGAGTCATGACAGATTTAATCTCATCTAAATATACATTTGTCTGCGATCCAAATGAATGTGATTCTTTAATCGAACTAACATCATCAGATGGCTTTGGGTTCCCATCTGGTGTGACCGAGCTAACATGTCCTTGTGGCCGTAAGACCACATTATTGTCAGTGGAGCATGCTACACTACCAACAACTAACCAAACGAAAGAGGAAAAAATGGAAACAACAACAGATAACCACTACATGACACGAGAGTTTCTTGAGTCACAGTTAGTACAAAACAAGGCACGCATTCAGCAACTTGAAGAGCAGATTCAACGTGTCACACAACGTGACTACGCAACTGCAGGAACATTAAACAAGTTACGTGATGACATGAAGGTATTTACATTAGAAGGTCTTGATGACGATTCTATTACAGAATACCAAGCAGAAGAGATTGCAAGCATCTGTGGCTTTGAACTAACAAATGAGTTTGAGTTGACTGTAACAGTTCAGTATTCAGTTACAGTTAATGCTCGTGACGAGGAGTCTGCTATCAATGCAATTCATGAGACAGACTTTGACACAGTATCATATGATGAACCAATTACATATATGTCATCATCTATTGATTCAGTAGAGGTTGACTAATGTACTTTGAACTTACCGCTCCGAACCAGGTGGCCTTTGCAAGGGCCATCTGGGATGCGGAGATAATCGGTTTAGATCCAGAGGCAATGGAATCGTTGACATTCAACATTGGAACTGGTAGTATTGAGAAAGTAACACGCCTTCGTGAAAAGCATAACCTAAAACTAATTCATGAAAGCGATTCAGAACCAACGGGATATAGGAGAGATTAAAATGGGCGACACATACCAAGATGGCTTCACAGATGGAGCACGCTGGGCTCGTGAGGAAATAACAGAGAGACTGCGTGAGATTGATGTTTATGACATTGATACTTGGTTGCTAGATAAATTAGCAGACATGATTGAAGGCGGAAAACTGTGATGGAGGATCTATCTAGATGGATTGCATGTGACCAATGCGGTACCGCCCAAGCTATGTATCTAGTTAAACTAGTAGACGGTGAATTGTTCTTTTGCGGTCACCACTATAATGCAAGCAAAAGAGGCCTTGACAAGGTCGCATATGAAGTAGTAGAATTAAATAAGACCGAAGAAGTACCTACATTAGAAGAGGCGGAACTGTAATGGGAGATAGAGCAAACTTTGGATTTAGACAGTCAAACGGTGAAACGATTGTTCTATACGGGCACTGGGCAGGATACAACATGCTAGCAAAGTTAGCGGATGCTGTAGATAAGGCCCGTCCACGTTGGACAGATGAATCATATGCAACACGCATCTGCATTTCACAATTGGTTGGAGATGATTGGAATTCAGAAACAGGCTGGGGCCTACAGGTAAATTCAATCAGCGACAATGAACATAAGATTCCATTAATTGATTGGGCAACACAAACGTTTAGTCTGCATGAAGAAGCGCCATGGTCCGAGTCAACAGAATACAAGGTCCGTGGAATGTTAGACACACCAATCTTTGATATGTCTTTAGATAGTTTTGTAAAGAAATATTCTGCAGCATTAGTTTAAATAAGTAAAGGTGCCTCTATAGTCATCCAATGCGTTATGGCCAGGGGTTAAATAAAGCAGGTTTTTACTTTCGTTGGTACCTAGCAGCCTTATGTAAAACCCCAGTTTGGAATAAGCCCCTACAGCTGGGGTTTTTGCATGTGCCCTCAAAAGAAGGAGGGTATCATAACTCTCTTACGAGATCAATATAATTTTCCCTGAAATTTTGTGAGATGCGCCACAATGTGGCGGGTATCACATAGGAAATCTATTCCATTTGTCAGTCCCTTAATATATAATAATCACATAACGAAAGGGATAAAAATGGAAGCATTTACAGATACAGTAGGAGAGCATATACTTGGAGCAATCCAAGTAGATATTGAGCAAGCATTATTTGAAGATTGGAATAATGCTAACTTAGAAGAAGGGGAGGCATTTGCAGAATGGAGATTTATGCAATTTGCTCCTGATAACTTAAAACAATCATACAATGAATACTATGGTTATATAGAGGGAGATGAATTTCTTCTATGATTACCAGCCAAGAACTAATTGATTATATCTATGATGACAACTTAATCCATTTTGACGACAGAGATACATCAGATGATTGTGATTGTCACATTCATATAACACTTAATACTATGATTAAATATATGGAGGCAATTGAATGCTAGGTTATGAAATGGCAGATATAGATGAGATGATTAACTCAGTTCATGATGCTAAGTTATTCTATCTTAGGACCCCGTCCGATTTGATCGACAAGGAACCATTAGTTAAAAGCTTGGAAAAGACAGTTAGTTTTCTTCAAGGTTTATGGGCAGAAGGATATTTTGATGGCTACCAAGACTAGTAGATTCCTAGAATATATAAAGCTTCATCTAATTAGTCTTATCCAGGACTTAGACAACTTACATTCAACTGATGATAACTTTAAATTTGTTGAAGGACAAATTGAGGCAACCAAGCATTTATTGTCAGTGGCTACTGATATAATGAACTCTTCTAACGAAAGGTATGAATAATGAGAGATACAAGTATTACTGAACTCCCGCCCCATTTGCAACGCATGGTCAATTACGACATTAATGGATTAGACATAATGCATGGCGAACTAAAGAACCTAATGCTTATTTGGGAAAAAGAATTAGAAAATGCCCAAGAGATTGAGGATGAATCAGGAGACGCTATGGACTCTATGGAGCGAAAGTATTGCGAAGGCTTCCTTGACTCCTTGGTTGCTCTATATAATCTAACATATCAACTATCATTTCAAATCGGTATCAGAAAAGAAAACAGAAAGGACGGGCACCTGTAATGGCAACATACAGAGTACTAGGAGAAAAGCCAATGATGTATTGGGTGGAATTGCAAGCAAAGGATTCATATGAGGCATATGACCTTGCTGAGAAACTAACTACAGATAAATGGAATGAACTAGAGCAAGACAATGTAATTGAACCTGTAGATGTATATCTAAATGATGAAGAAGAAGAGTTTGTATTTGACCAAGTTAATGTGATAGGAGTAAATGATGAAGCCTGATGACAAAGATAAGTTAAATAAGTGTTTAGAGATTCTTGATACCACCGACCTTGGTCTATCCATGGTATGGCTATGGACCTGGTCGACAATCAACAACATCCTAGAAGATGACACGTATCAGGCAAAAGCAACAAAGGACGAGATGTGGGGGCACCTGTGTGAGGCTGTAGAGGCAGGCCAGGGGTTCTCTCTAGAGTGGGGTGCAGAACAGCACAACGAAGAGGTACTTGATTGGATGTTAAGCAGGGACTACATCGTAGATCCTGAAGACCTAGATGAGGAGGACGAAGATGAAGATGAGTGATGATTACATCAATGATCAATTAAACAAAGCCCAAAAGCTTTTATGGGGTGGCAGCGAAACTGAAAACATTGAAGCCCACAATATCATTAGTAAACTAATTAAAGATAGGGTAGAACAAATAAATTTGTAGGGGCGGTTAAACGCTGTTACGGAGACAATTAAATATCGGCTGGAACTATTTACAAATTCGTAAATAGTTGATATAATTAATACAAATCAATCTCTTGAAAGGGGATAACAAATGACAACAAAGCGTGAATATCTAAAGCAGCAGGGCATTACAGTAGGAGCTCGTGGACGTTTCTCAGGAGCAGCCAAGGTAGCTCTTCAAGAAGCAGTAGCTAAGGGCGTAACCTTTACAGCAGAGCCAAAGGTCAACAAGGCTAAGTAACAACCATAGATCGAAGGGGTGGTTGAGCACGTGCTTGCCACCCCTTCCCTATTGTGATAAAATGACGGGTAAGAACTTAGAAAGGCGGACAAATGACATCACCTGAACTTAAATTAGCAGAGCAAATAGCAAATGTAGCAGACAATCATTTCTTTAATCCAGGAATCATTGCACACTATTTATCCGAACAACCACATTACACAATCGACAGAATAACTGAGTTAGTCGTTCACATCATTAGGCAACAGGCAAAGCGACACAGGTTGGATTGGGCGGACGGAACTACATCAGAGGGTCTATTCCTAGCCAATGAACTAAGCAAAGCCTATGACTTAATTATGAGCGGTCACAACTGGAATAATCTAACATTACCCAAAACTAAACCATTAGAAAAAATGGCGGAGGAACCAGTAAGAACAAACAACTCTTGGCTACATAGAGAATATATAGACAATACTCCAAATCTCAATGATCAACGAGTTATAATGTAATTAAACATACTGCCCAAATGATCCACAGGATATTTATATCTTGTGGATTTTTTGCATGTCTAGAATGTGTGGGTAATGTGGGCAACATTTGCGCTTTACGACAGCATGAAAAAAATCCCTGAAATATTCCACAAAATGTCGACAAATCTATATAGAAACATAGAGAATGTATATTAAATCTAATAGAATGTATGCAGAATCTGCCCAAATTTTGTCACAAATTGTCGACATATCTATTGACAAATTGGGGGCAAATATGCATCATTACGGGGCTATTGACAAAATCCCTGAAATATGTAGGCATATGGGGAGATGTGGAGCAAAATGGTATTAAGTGGGGATATTTAAAAAGGCTGCCCAATTACACATATATCTCTATGTCGATAAATAGATAGTAATCACAAGGGAATTAATAGTAATTATTTTCATCTCTATCTATATCTATGCAGTCAAATAAGCCTTCTAAGGGGGTTTTAAGACATGTTTATGGGCGGGGGGATATAGGAGTTAAGACCTATTTTGATCTATTTGCAAGCTAAGCAGTAGAAGGGTGATCTCATATGGTCTGTGTGTGTCACAATAATCTGAGCACATTTGACACATCTTGCTTGCATTAGATCATGCTGCTCTAAATCATAGATTGAGACTTTTAGAGTCTTTGTGTAATATACCTTGGTTAGGTACCATGTTATTAATATAGCTAATATAGTTATCATATGTCTATTGTAGCATTTCTCTTGCTTCCCGCCATCAATCTTCCGCCCTCTCCAAGAGCAGTGCCTTGTTCATCCAGATCTCTCCTTGGGGATTAATTGAGTACATCATATACATTAACTCTCCACATAATAGACACTCTGGAATGTATGTTAGTTTGATTATATCCATGGTCATTTCTGATCCACATTTACATTGCCATCCATAGGTATGGTTCATACTCTTGGCTCCCCGCCTTTTATTCAGCTAATTGAATGGGAATCAATATGAGGCACCTCGTGCACACATCATAGGTTGAGCCAGTATATGGGCAAGTTCCTGCCTGTGTCAGGATATGGCCCTTAAATCTGCATATGATGCCATTGATAAAATTCTTAAAAATGTCTTCTACCGCCGCACTTTTTCGCTTCACTAATTGCGATCAATTGGGTCAATATCTTCTTCATCATCATAGAATGAATCAAATCTCATATCTTTAAATTGCATGAGATAGTTAAATACAATAGCTCCTATGCCTACGAATGATAGGATAAGGATAGTTAGCTTCTTACTCAAAGTCCACCTGATTCTCGTACATGCTTGAATCAATTGTAGATCCAATCCATATTGCTGACCCGCCACAAACGCATCCTATGGACTTAGCCATAGATACATGTGTTTCAAAGGTCATCTTGGTGCCGCATGCCTTGCATACGAATATATATTTATTCACTCTTATCTGCTTTCTCTGCTTCCCGCCTCCATAGAAGATAGGATTTAACGTATACAATGCCATAAGCAACTGCAGCAATAATAAACCCATACTGCTTGGTTGTTAAAGCATAGACAATCCAAAGGCATTCATTAACGCAAAGGATTAGCCAACCCCAAATAGTCTTACGACCTACAAAAAATATGCCTGTAACGCCAATTGCTGCTAGGACATAAGACCAGTATTCCATTACTTACTCTCCAACCTTTTTTCCCAAAGATCAATCAAACTTTCATGCCCAATATCATCAAAGTAATAACGCCTTGCGTTACTATCATAGGTATATCCGTACCATAATCCGCCTTCTTCCCAAGATAGATTATCTGTAGGCTCATTCAAAGCTGCATCGATCTGATCATAGAAGTGTACCTCAGCAAATATAGCACGTCTTAGTGGTTCCCACCAAAATAATCTATTAACTAACCAATCAATCATTTAGAATGGAACTTCCGCAAACTTCTTGTATGATGGGAACTGATCTCCTGGAAGATTTTGACTCTTAGATAAGCTAAATGTAGTTACTGCAATTGATTCAGCATTGATCTCATAAGAGGTACGCTTTGTACCTTCCTTATCCGTCCAGTTTTCTTCATACACCTTACCCACAATGATTACTTCTTGCCCCTTCTTTAGAACGTCCTTAGACTGCTCTGCAAGGCGCTTCCAAGCCTTTACTGTCCACCATGAGGTATTCTTGTCTTCCCACTCACCTGTAGTGTCATTCTTTACACGATCATTTGTTGCAACTCGTAGACGCAAGCCATTTGAGCCAATAGCCTCTGGATCTTGCCCAATTCTACCCACAATTGTTATTACTGGATTCATTTGTTTTCCTTTATCGCTAAGATGTTCTTGCTATTTACTAGCAGGAACTTATTTCCCTCATCATCTTCTATGTTGGTACCAGCATGTTCAGGGAAATAAACTACGTCTCCCTCGCTTATTTCCAAAATAGGAATGACCTCGCCTTTATAGTTAGCCTCACCTCCGCCAACAGCAACTACTTCTCCCATAGCTGGCCCATTGTCTGAAAATGTTGCAGAGATGACAAGACCAGTTTTAGTGGTCTTTTCTCCTGTATTAATTTTCTTTACTAATATAATATTTCCTAGTGGTTTAATCATACCTTAATGATACTAAATATATGTAGGTACGTCAAGCACTTTTTTTAATTGGTTTTATGTTAGGCCTTTTCCAGTTACGATAGATCTTATGTTCATCTAACCATAAAACTATCTTATCTCTTGGTATCTTTAGATCTTCCGCTATTTCTGTAACTGATCTTTCTTGAACTACATACTGTTGATACAGCCAATCTTTGTCCATGTATTTATACATGAGCCCCCTTTAAATAATGAAAACCCACATAATTAAATGTGGGCTGTCATTAAAGTAATCAATTATACTTTCTTTCGTCCTGTTTTCTTTTGTGGCTTTGGCATCAAATTTGTTTCTCTGCGGATACCGTGTCTATTTGTATCTATCTTTAGTCCTTGACGTGGATTTTTTCTGGTTGCTTCTCTGCTTGTTACTGCACCTGATGGTGTTGGGTTAGCTGGAGCATCCATTCCTGTTCCGTTAATATCTGACATTAAGCGTTTAGATCCATTTCTCTATTCCATGTTTCGCTGTCTGTGCCAAACATTTCTGGTGATGGTAGTTGGCCTGGACCAACATCGTATACATTTTGATTAGGCATTTCTACGCCCATGAATGCTTCTTTGCCGCATCCACACATAGCGCACATAATTACTTACCTGTACCGAATGCTGATGTCTCTGCTGCAGTGTGAACCATCTTATTTGTTGTTCCTGCTGGACCTTGCTGTGTCATGTCCTTTGCTGGGAATGCTGATCCTGGGTTTGGAGCATATCCTGCATCAATGTTATTTGTTCCTGCTGGCTTTGTAGCGCTAAATCCGTCTGTGTTAATTCCGTCCATTTTGTTTCTCCTATAGGGTTTTAATTTAGATGGGTCTAGAAATCCATCTATGAATCTATTATAGCATTTAGTTGATTAGGACTTATACTTGTCGTGCCAGCACTTATCACAAATGTTTATGTATTTAGTCTGGCTTGTTGTTATTCTAGTTGCCTCATTTTGACAATCTGGCATTTCGCATAAGTCTATATTTATCATTAATTACTTAGGGCCTTTAGCCTTTTGACCTCTATATCCAGTCTTTTTCTTATTCATACTTCCAGGCTTTTTGTAACCAGCCCCGTTAGGTGTTGCTGCAATTCTTTGCTCTAAAGCTTTTTGAATTTTATCTAAATGTTTTCCCATAATTCCTTCTTAATTAGAATGGGGCGGGATAAGCTCCCGCCCCACTTTAAATTAATTACTTAACTAAAGTAACTTTTGCCTTTGGATTCTTCTTGTTCCACTGAATAGCCAACTTGTTGAATGCGGCCTTCATAGACTTGATTGCTGCTGCATTATCTGCAGTCAACTTAGCAATAGTTGCATCATATGCAACCTTTACATCAGCAATAGCTTTATCTGAAGCAACCTTTGCATCAGCAAGTGCCTTATCTGAAGCAACCTTTGCATCAGCAAGTGCCTTATCTGAAGCAACCTTTGCATCAGCAAGTGCTGCATCTGCAGCAGCCTTAGCAGCAACCGCATCTGCAGCAGCCTTTAGAACTGCAGCATCTGCAACAGCCTTAGCAGAAATTGCTGCATCCTTTGCAGCAATCTGAGCAGCAAGTTCTGATACTAGATCACGAACTACAATTTCTGCAAATGGT